GCCGTACGACCCGTACGGCAACTACATGTTTCCGCAGTGACGTTTTGAACCTCTAGGAGGGCAGGACTACGATGGCCGACGAACAACCAAACACCCCTTCTGAGGAGCCGCAGACGACCGATGCCAGCGCATCGGAGTCGAGTTCTGCCGAGCCAGACAGCCAGCCTTCGCGCCCGTCCTGGTGGGCGAACCTGTTTCGCCGCCGAGGTGATCCGGAGGTCGGGCCTCAGGGCGAGGACTCGGCCACCGAACGCGCATCGTCGGCCCCCACGCTAAGCCAGGAGGAGTTAGACCGCCGAGTCCAGGCTGAAGCCGACCGTCGTGAGGCGCGCCGCGCACAGGCCCAGCGGGCACAGGCCAGGCGTGAACTGCGGGACACCGACCCGTGGCAGTACGCGGAGCAGGAGCGGGCCGAGGAACAGCAGTCCCTCACCCAGGGCCAGATCCAGGGCTTCCTACAGACCATCGGGGTAGAGCATGACCGAGTCAGCATCGATCCGCTGTTTCTGGCCTTACCCAAAGCCGAGCAGCAGCGCATCCAGAATCTGGAAGGTGCAGGTCGCGGACTCCAGGGTCGCAGGCTGGTTGTCACCGAAACAATCAAGGCACTCGAAAAGCACTGGAAGGCAGAAGGCGCGAAAGACGCCGAGAACAAGCTGAGGCGCAATCAGGCATTCCGCAAGCAGCTGCTCGCGGAGGCCAGGGGCGAAGGCACCGATCCCGACGTCCTGCCAGCTATCAGCAGCAGCGAAGCGGATCGCACCGTATCGAGCCTTTTGAGGAGACACTACAACCTGGGCTGACCGGACGCTGAGTCAATCGCGCAGGCCGGCCCACCAGAGGGGAACCGGCCTTGCCGTACAACAGCATTGCGACCCGAGCCACGCCAGGTTCAGGCCCGCTCATTCCCGAGGACGTTCAGCGGGAGATCGTCCAGTCTGTTGAGCAGAAGAGCGCTGCGCTACAGCTGATGCCGCACGTACGCATGAAGCGCGCCCAGCAGCGCATCCCAGTCATGAGCCAACTGCCGACCGCGTACTGGATTACCGGTGCATCGCTCGACGCGCGCGACATCGGCATGAAGCAGACGACAACCCTGGCCTGGGACAACGTCTACCTGAACGCCGAGGAAATGGCCGTCATCGTGCCGATCAGCAAGAACCTGCTGGCCGACATGGACTATGACTTTTGGTCGCAGGTCAAACCCAAAGTGACCGAAGCCTTTGGCGTGGCCCTGGATGAGGCGATCTTCTTCGGGGTGAACGCACCAACTACGTTCCCGCCGAGCATCGTTTCCGGAGCCAATAGCGCTGGCAACCTGGTTGTTGCGGGCACGTCCACGGTCGATTACCTGGACGATGTCAACAACGGCATGGCTGCGGTCGAAGCCGACGGCTACGACGTGACCGGCTTTTGGGCCCGCCGCCAGGTCAAGGCCAAGCTGCGCGGGTTACGCGACAGCCAGAAGGGGCTGTTGTTCCTGCCCGATACTCCGCCCAGCGCGAGCGTCAACACCGGTGCGCTGTACGGCGAAAAGATCGTGTTCAGCAACGCTGGTCTGTCGGGCTTCGCGACGGGTGCGGCGAACTATTCCATGATCGGCGGCGAATGGGACCAGTCGATGCTCGCCATCAGGGATGACATTGACATGGAGATGTTTGACACGGGCGTGATCACCGACAACGGGTCGCCTCCGGTCATCCAATACAACCTGCTCCAACAGGACATGGTGGCACTCCGCGTTACGGCCAGGTTTGCCTGGGCGATCCCCAACCCGGTCAATCGCCAACAGCCGACCAAGGCGTCGCGCTTCCCGTTTTTCGTTATCCAACAGAAGGCGACCACAGGCGGCGAGGGTTAGTCTTTGGCCATTCAGCCGCCTTTCTATAGCGGCGACATCCCGACCATACGGGTCAGGATGCTGGTCTCCACGTTCAGCATGGCCTACGGGCAGCTGACGGCGGGGCAGGAATACGACGTCGACCCGTACACGGGTCGGTCGTGGGTCCAGGATGGGCTGGCCGAGGAGATTCCCGGAGTCACGCCCATCAGTGCGCCGATACTCACCTCAGGTGCCTGGGTCAATCTGATCGGTGTCGGCATCGTGGACTCCGCTGCCACAACCGAGTTCAGCCAGACCGATCCGTACCTTCAGGGATTGGCGATCTACATGGGCGTCAGCAACCGCCTGACCGTGCGCATGAAAGGCTTCTATACGGTCACGTTCTACCTGCTTGTCGATCAGCGTGTGGATGGCCGAGCAAGTATTTGGTTGCGCGGAGCCGAGTATCGCTCCATGCCGCTGGTCGAATCAGCTGGCAATCGCGGCCAGGCCACGGCGGCAGCGGTCACGGTAATTGCAGTCGGGCCGCTGGACGAGGGTGACGACGTGGGGGCGGTGTTCGTCAACACCGACGTGCAAACGACAAACTTCGTTGAGGGATCGCTCACGATGATGGGGGGCTGAGATGCCACTCAAGAAGGGGTCCAGCAAAGAGACCATCTCGAAGAACATCAAGGAACTGAAGAAGAGCGGGCGACCGCAGAAGCAAGCGGTCGCCATCGCTCTCAGCGAGGCGCGGCGCTCGAAGAGGAGGAAGTGATGCCGAAGATACGGCTGCTGGTCGCGCGCGACATCGACGGCAAGCCCAACGCAGCTGGAGCCGAGGTGGACGTGAGCGACGAGGCCGCCGCCGACCTGCGCGCAGCTGGTGCGGCGACGCTGATCGAAGACGAAAAGAAAGCCGAAGCGGCGGCGAAGGAGGGCAACTACTCGGGGCGAACGACCCGTGAGGATACGGGCGCGGCAGTTGCCGAGGATAAGCCGAAGAAAGGCAAGTCCTGATGCCCAGGCTGCGCTTTCTGGCTCCGTCAGTTGATCCACGTCCAGGCCAGGAGGGCATCGTCTACGGGCCTGGGCACGAGACGGACTACCAGACCGAAGACTACGACTACATCAAGTCGCTGCTCCTGGAGGGCAAGGCCGAATTGCTCGATGGCCCGCCGCCACCTGGCCTGTTTGCCGCGCCCAAGGAGACGTAGGTGTCCAACATTGTCTTCCTGGCACCGTCAGTGGACTCAGTGACAGCGACCACGATCCACGGGGCTGGTCATGCCGCGAGCATCGCCGACGAGGCGTACGTCCAGCGGCTGATCAATGACGGCAAGGCCGCGTACCAGGGTGCCAATATCCGCAACGTCTTCGTTGCGCCGATTGCAACGACCACGGCCACGGTCAACTGGATCGTGGACTCGGCCTGCACGGCGATGAAGGTCGAATATGGCACCACCACCGCGCTCGGCTCGACGCAGAACGCGACACCGACTGCGGGTACCGGTGCCGTTGTCGGCAACCTGACCGCTTTGACCACAGGGACGACCTACTACTACCGCGTGTCGGTGACGCAGGGCAGCTACGTCAGCAACACCGGCACCTTTACCTTCAGGACGCTGTGAGCATCACCCTCGCGCAGCTTGAGCAGGAGGTCGCCCGCAGGACGGGGCCGTTCTTCCAGTCGGCCCAGGACTCCGGCGTGCCGACGTCGTCCACCACCACCAGCGCGATCATGCCCACCCTCAAGAGCAATGCGCTCCTGGGCGGGCCCGAGAACCTGTGGCTGCTGCGGCGCAACGCGGCCAATGTGGCAGACCGCGAGCGCATGGTCCAGGCGTTCGACGCATCGGCTGGGCGCGTGCTCGTGGATCGCAACTGGTACAACCCGATGGCCCCAGGCGAAGCCGCAGAGTTCACCCATCTGCACCCGAGCCAGGAACTGCGCCAGGTTGTGCTGGCCGGGCTGCGGCGCTGCTTCCTGGAAGACGTCGAGGAACTGGATCCGAACGTCCAGTACGGGCCCATCGATGTGACCGCGCAGCTGCCCTGGGTGACCGAGCCCTCGCAGATCATCAGCGTGCAGTACGGCTGGTTGCAGCCCGCTGGTGAGGCCCCATTCAAGGCCACCATGCAGCAGGGGCACGTCCTGCTCGGCGGAGCCTGGGGTGGGGCAGCTGCCACCAGCGTATGGGCGACTCTGAGCCGCCCCGCCTGGTCCATCGTCAACGATGTGGACTCGACAACTGGCCCGACTGACGACGACGACCAGCTGGTGGTGGACCTGGACTACGCCGCTTCGGCAGGGCACATCGAGGCGTGGCACCTGTTCCCTGGGCGGCTGTTTGCGGCAGCTGCTGGCAACCTGCAGGCGAACCAGGAGATGGCAGCGCGCGAGTTCACCCGCCAGGCCATGATCCACGGGCCCGAGCAGCCGATGCGCATCGGCTTCAACGAGGTCGTTAGCTTGCCGATATGAGCCGAGCGCTCGCGATCAACAAGAACGCCGTCGCGGGCGAGCCACTGCCGCCATCGTGGAGCCAGGGACCGATGGGGCCGCCGGGGCCTCAAGGCCCCATCGGTCCTGTTGGCCCACCAGGTGAGGATGGCCAGGAGGGCATCCAAGGTGACATGGGCCCGGCTGGTGCCACGGGTGCGCCAGGTGCAGTCGGGCCGGCGGGGCCAACCGGACCGCAAGGACCAGCTGGTCCAGGTGGCGTGCAGGGCCCGCAGGGGGCCAAAGGGGACGTAGGTCCAGCAGGCCCAGGCGGCCCACCAGGGCCGACCGGTCCAGCGGGCCAGGGCGTGCCCGTAGGCGGCAGCATCGGCCAGGTGCTGACCAAGGTCACAGCCACTGACTACGACACCAACTGGCAGACACCCTCTACTGGGCTGACCTGGCCACTGCTGGCCCCGGACGGCACGGCAACGGCTCCTAGTTACTCATGGGCTGGTCAAACCAACCTGGGCTTCTTCCGTCCGACTACAGATGTCATTGCTATGGGGGTTGGCAATGCTGAACGGATACGGTTCCAGAACGCTTCTGCCGGGGCTGCTATTTGGGTTCTTGGTGGATCAGGCTCGGCTGCGGCTATTGGCTTTGCCTCCCCTATGGGGACGCCGAGCGCTTATCTATCGACAGATGGGGTCAATACCCTGGTCCAGCGCAACGGCACGTCGGCTCAGACCTTCCGGATCTACAACACGTTTACGGATGGCAATAACTACGAGCGAGGGGCGCTGTCCTGGTCGGGAAACATTTTCACCGTCGGGACAGAAAAGTTAGGCACCGGTACGCAGAGGGCAATGACCCTGAATGCCGAGCGGTTCGTTGCCAATGCCGCACCCGTGGCTGCCGCCGGCGTGAATCCCGGCTGGTCAATGAACCTAGATTCGACAGGCATCACCGGCGCAGCAGGCTTTCGCCTACTGGTGCTCAATCGCACCGGCACCAAACCATCAGGTAGTTCCTTCCTGTTGTGGATTGGAGACAACGGCACTTCAGTCTTCAACGTCGAGCATAACTACGGCGAGATCATCTACGCACCGCTGGGCTACTCGGGATTTAGTTCCATCACGTATGCGGGCGCGAACACCAGCGGCTACGGTTTCCTGCGCGGAACTGGTCTGTCGAACGGAATTGGGATGCGTAATGCTCTGGCGACCGACGACGGCACGCAGTCGGGCTTTCGGCTGGGCATCACTACCAGCGCCGCCTATACGGCAGTCTCGAATGTGGCCGCGAAGATCCTGCGCCTGGGCAACGGCTGGAATACAACTGGGTTCACCACCGAGTCGTTCTGGCATCGGGCTGGTGGCGAGACGCAGATCTCGCTCAACCTGGCTACCCAGGCCGGCCTGATTGTCCAGGGCGCGGCCAGCCAGACAGCCAACCTGGCTGAGTATCGCAATAGTGCGAACGGCCTGTTGTCATCGGTAAGCCCGAGCGGTGCGTTCGTTGGCCCTGGTGCAGTGCCTACTGGTGGCATTGCCGGCCAGGTGCTCTCGAAAGTAGATGCCACCGACTACAACCTGGCCTGGGTCAACCAGTCTGGTGGCGGTGGCGGGCTAACGCTCCCACTGACACAGAACCTGACGTTCTC